AATAAAATGTGATGCTGATATACGCTCGATGTGTTCTGCTGGATTTGCAGAGGCGTTCTTTCAGAATAACCGCTAACTCGTTAATTGTTGTAATAAATGTATAACTAAATCGATGAAAAACAACATAATAAATATAATAAGATGTCTATAATGTTTTACACAAGAACTATAAATACAGATTTTATGCCAATATTTATCAGCTTCAAAACATTTATTACACACTAACACAAAAAGAACTATGCCTAAAATAACAATTAAACCAATCCACAATTCAAACTGTGTTACTTTATATTTTAACAAAGAATGCTTATCTTTAATCAACCACACGCATATAGTCATAGACAAGGTTAATTTAAAGATTCGAGAAGCAACGATTGACGATAAAAAGTCGTATAAGTTGAACTTTATAAAAGAAAGTGGAGCGACGATTACGTGTAAATTGCCGAATAAAGACGAATTAATAGGAGATTACGACGTTGAGGATAAGAAAAAATATTTAGAACTTTTTAAAATATAACTATAAAAATTAAACAAAATGACAGATAATATAAAACAAGCTATTGCTGAAACTATTGCAAACGATAAGTCATATTTATATTTATTTGAAGATATGACTATTAAAAAATTAAAAGCAATAGAAAAATGCATGGAAGATGTAGCAATCCGCTATCATGAATTAATGACAGAAAAAACATTTAAAGAACTTCCAAAGGTAGGAGATAAATTAATAGCTATTGATGAGTGCATAATTAATGAAATGGGTGAAAAAACATTAACGATAAATAAAGAATATCCAATTTTTATAATAAAAGGGTATTTGGGAATTATAGATGATTTAGGATGTGAGCATTTTTTTGAATTTAAAACATTACCTAAATTTTTCAAACCAGTACTTTGAAAATAAAAATAAAATACTTAAATTTACATTGCAATGGGGAAACACAAATACATAGAATCACCTGAAAAGATGTGGGAATTGTTTTTGCAATATAAAAAAGAAACAAAAGGAAATCCTATTAAAGTTCATGATTTTGTAGGAAAAGATGCAGAAGAGGTTTATCGCTTAAAAGAAAGACCGTTAACAATGGTTGGATTTGAATGTTTTGTTGCTAATCAAGAAGTTATATCTAATCTAAAGAATTATTTTGCAAATTCTGATGATAAATATTCAGATTATTCAACTATCTGTTCACGTATTAAAGCCGAGATTCAAGATGACCAAATAGGTGGTGGTATGGTTGGTATCTACAATCCAAGCATCACGCAGCGATTAAATGGATTGACAGAGAAACAAGAAATTGAATCAAAAGTAACACAGACAACAAAAATAGATTTATCTAACTACACAGATGAAGAACTTAGAATGCTTACTGAATTGCAACGTAAAGGCGGAATTAGCGAGGCGTAATCTTCTTGATTTTGTGCAATACATGAAGCCTAACTATCAGGCTAACTGGCATCATATTTTATTATGTCAATATTTAGAGAAGTTTGTAAAAGGAGAAATTAAGCGATTAATGGTTTTTATGCCTCCACAACATGGGAAGTCAGAGCTTGTTAGTCGAAATCTGCCAGCATACATTTTAGGTAAAAATCCAAAAGCTAAAATAGTATTAGCGTCTTATTCTGCATATTTAAGTAGTTCTTTTAATAGGGAGTGCCAACGCACTATGGACAGTCAAGCTTATAAAGAAGTATTTCCTGAAACATACTTAAATGCATCAAAGGTAGTTACGGTTGCAGGTAATTGGTTAAGAAATAGTGAAATATTTGAAACAGTAGGTCATGGTGGTTTTTTAAAGTCAGTAGGTGTTGGCGGTTCTTTAACAGGAACTCCAGCAGATTTTGCAATAATTGACGACCCTGTAAAAGACAGTATAGAAGCTATGTCGCCTACATATCAATACAGGAATTGGAATTGGTACAACGATGTACTATACACACGTATTCACAATAACTCACGTATATTAATAACGCAAACACGTTGGGACGTTAACGATTTATCTGGTAAACTATTAAAACAAATGGAAAATGAAGCATCTGAACGTTGGGTAGTGCTATCGTTACCAGCAGTAAAAGTTGATAATAATACACATGAAGACCCTCGTTTATTAGGTGAGCCGTTATGGGGGCAAAGGCATAGTTTAGACAAATTAAATCAGGTGCGAATGCAATCTATACGCACATTTGAAAGTTTGTACCAACAAAATCCACAGCCTACGCAGTCTGGTGGTGAATTTTACAAAGGATTTAGAGTTGAGAACAACACAGGCATATATCACTACGATAATAATTTAGCATTACACATTACATTTGACTATAATGTTAATCCGTACATGACATGTTGTATTTGGCAGGTAAATGGTAAAAAAGCATATCAGATAGACGAAATAACACTAAGTTCACCACGTAATACTACAAAGGCGGTGTGTAATGAATTTAAACGTAAATATCCAAATCATTTGACAGGGTTGTTTATATATGGTGACCCAAGTGGTGCAAAAGAAGACACAAGAAGCGAAAAGGGATTTAATGATTTTGTAATTATAAGAAATGAATTAATAGCTTACCGACCTACTTTAAGAGTAGATAAAAAAGCACCTCCAGTAGTAATGCGTGGTAATTTTATAAACACAGTATTTGAGGGCGGATACTCAGGTTTAGAGTTATTTATATCAAGTAATTGCAAAAAAACAATAGAAGACTATTTATATCTAAAAGAGGATAGTGACGGAACTAAATTGAAAGAGAAAGTAAAAGACGTTGCAACGGGCGTAAGTTGTGAAAAATACGGGCATTGTAGTGATGCAAACGATTATTTTATTTGCACAGCATTTGCGAGTGAATTTGCAAAATACCAACGTGGAGGATTTGATATGAATATTTCATTAGGCAAAAACGTATCTAAACACAACTACTAAAGTGTGCTATAAATATTCAAACAATCAAATAAAAATGTAATTTTACTAATAAATAAGCATAATGTATTTAATAAAAAATGACTATATAAGTAAAATACAGGTTGTTAACTTAAATCAGGTTATTCAAAATAGCGATGAAATACTCGCTAAATGTGAGCTAATTGCACAAGAAGAGGCTATTGCGCATTTAGTGCAAAAGTATGACGTGGAAAAGGAATTTACAGAAACATCTGAATGGTCTGTTACCTTACCTTATTACGTAGGAAATAGAGTATATTTAGACGCTGATACTTACGTTACATCTAATAGTTATGTACTAAATGCACTTACGTTATATAATGGTTCTGTATATCGTTGTACAGCATCAACAACAGGAACTTTTGATGCAAGTAAATGGACGCTATTAGGTGATAGATATGAGATGTATTATGTTAAGCCACCTAATCCATTATTCAATCTTTACAATTATTATCGAGTAGGTGATGTTGTTTATTATAAAGACAGGAACTATACTTGCAAGGTAGAAACAACGATTGTAGGACATAACGGAAGCCTACAATATCAATCTTATGAGAACCTACCATTGCAGAATATATTTCCTGATGATGTGGTAAATGGTGCGAAATATTGGACACCAGCAGGTAGTGCTTACTCGGTTACAGCAGGTACTGCTTTATCTGATACAACAAAATGGATAAAAGGTGACAATAGGAATCAATTCATGCTATCGACAATGATTAGTATGGTTCTATTTTATGCACATCAAGCAATTGCACCGAGAAATATACCACAAAGAATAATAGATGCTTATACTAAATCAATCACAGATTTAACTAATGCTTCACGTGGCGACATAACGCTTCGATTACCTTTATTGCAACCAAAATCAGGGAGCAGAATTAGATATGGCGGTGTTGTTAAATCAATAAATAGTTACTAATGGCAGGAATTATAAATAAAATATCAATTACAGCTAAAAATATGTTTGACCAATTAGGCATTCAATCAAAAAAGAATGTCAAAAATTTAAGTTCACATATTTCACCTGTGCAATTTCAACGACTAAGGCAAGACGTCTTGTCGTGGCGTGATTGTATTCGTGAAGCTGAGAATGCATGGTATCCGCACCGTGTTAAAATGCAACAACTATATAACGATACGGTGCTAAATGCACATGTTTCAGCGTGTATGGAACGAAGAAAGGACTTAACTTTATTAAGAGATTTTGAAGTATATAATCAAGACGGTACTGAAAATGAAGATATAGAAAAATTGTTTGAGCAAAGTTGGTTTACTTATATAGTTAGTTATTGCTTAGATGCACAATTCTATGGATACTCATTAGTCGCTTTGGGTGATATTGTAAATAATCAATTCAAAGACATAACAACGGTAAGACGTTGGAATGTTTCACCTGACCGATTAAATGTATCGTCATTAACTTATGGAATTACAGGTTATTCATTTATAGAACCACCTTATGCAGATTGGCATATTTACGCATCGACACCAAGCGAAACAGGCGTAGGCTCGTGTGGGTTCGGATTGCTTTATAAGGTAGGAATTTATGAGATATTTCTACGCAACTTATTAGGTTATAATGGTGATTTTGTAGAGATGTTTGCACAGCCTTACCGAATAGGTAAAACCATGAAGACAGAAGAATCTGAACGTGCAGAACTTGCACAGGCGTTGCAAGATATGGGTTCGAGCGGTTGGGCAATAGTTGACCCGAGTGATACTATTGAGTTCTTAGAATCTGCATTAGGTGGTACAGGTTTTCAAGGTTACGACAATTTAGAAAAAAGATGTCAGCAGTATATTAGTAAAGTTATTTTAGGACACGCAGATGCGTTAGATAGCACGTCAGGAAAACTCGGCGCAACGCAAGGCGAAGACAATCCTATCTATCAAGCTATTCAAGATAAGCAGACACGTGACGGTAAGTATATCGAGAATATAGTCAATAGTCAGTTAATACCTAAGTTAAGGAATTTAGGGTTTATGATTCCTGACGGTGTCGTTTTCAAGTATTCTAACAACGCAGAAACTGAAGAAAAAAAAGATAAAGCAGTTAAATATGCTAAACAGTTAAGTGCGGTTGCGGTTGACTTGAAAAATGCAGGACTCGGTATTGATGAACAGTATTTTACTGAAGAAACAGGAATACCTGTATATGTGAATATGCAGGCAATGCCTAGTATACCGATGAACAAGTTAAACGATAAAACTAAAGCAAAATTAAGCAAGTTGTATGATATTAAGTGAGCAGGAAATGGATGAGCTTATAGCAGGTATTTATTCAGGATTAATAACTGAAATGAATTTACCTGTTAATCTGTATTTTGCTATTGCAGACCGATTAAAAGAGGGCGTTTATAAAGGTTTCGGAATTGACTTTAATGAATTGAAAGATAAGGCAGTTAGTGGTTTTAAATTCGATGTAAAAGATTTGGAATTATTGACAGAGTTGAGAGAAAATACTTACATGTTTTCAGCAGCTAAAACATTCAATGAAGTGTTAGATTTTAGAGGTGTAATGGTAAATGGTGACGGAGAAATAAAGCCATTTAAAGATTTTAAGCAAGACATGTTGGCACTTGATGAGCAGTATAATAAGAATTGGCTAAGAACAGAGTATGATACAGCGTATGGACAAGCACAGAATGCAGTAGCGTGGAATCAGTTTGAAAAGAATAAAGAAGTATTGCCAAATCTACGTTACAGCGC